CTAAGGACGCTGAGTAGCCTCTAAGTAGAGACCGCACCTGCCCCCGTGGGTGCGGTCTCCTTTTTGCGCCTGGAGTGCCATGACTTTGCGTAGAGTTGTCCACTTTGCTGCCATTTTTCTCCTACTAGCCGTGGCCTCGGTTGTCAGCCTCCAGGCCCAGGCCCCAACGAGGGTCGCAAGTTATCCACAGGTTGAGTCCACAGGAGTGGACAACCTCGATCTGCTGCACCACATCCAGCATCGTCAGGTCGAGCAACGTGCTGCCTCACGTAATCAACACCGAGTGGCTCTTCATAAGAAGCAGGTTGCCCGAGCGCGTGCTGCGCGTGAGGCTCGTGCTGCACAACAAAACGTACAGCCGTCTGTTTCACGTGAAACGGGCGGAATCCCCGCCATCTGGGCGGCGATGGCGCAATGTGAGGCTGGCGGCAACTGGGCCTCGAATACCGGTAACGGTTACTACGGTGGTCTTCAGTTCACAATGGGCTCTTGGACGTCGTATGGCGGCACCGGTGTCCCTCAGAGTGCTTCTGCGTCTGTTCAGATCATGGTCGCCCGTCGTATCCTGACGACCGGCTACGGCAAGTACCCCCCGCAAGGTGTCAACGCCTGGCCAGTGTGCGGTCCACGGGTGGGGCTCCAGCCAGGCGACTAGACGACACGCCGAACGAATGCTCCATTCCCGAACGTGTGATGTCGAACATCTACAGTGACGGCTCGGGCAAAAGGAGCAGACGTGGCGCGACAGTCACTGTACGAGTACAAACGGGATGGAATTCTTCAAGCCATCCAGTCTTTGACCTCGGCAAAAGGTCGTGCTCCGTCGTTGCGGGAAATTGCCGGGGTTGCTGACGTATCTGTCGCCACCCTTCACTCCTACCTCCGTCGCATGCAGGAGGAAGGTGTCGTGACATGGGAGAGCAAGCATCATCGGAGCCTCAAGGTAGTTGGCTCCAACCCGAATGGGTCCGGGCTGGGAATGTCGCCTCCTTCTCCTTCACAGCCGTAGGCACGCCGAAGCCGAAGGCGCGTCCTCGTGTGGTTCGTAACCCCAAGACGGGGTTCACGCAGACATTCACGCCGGACGCCACCGTCAACTGGGAACAGGCCGTGGCATGGCAAGCCAAGCAGGCGTTGGCTCACGTTGCGGTCAACTTCCCAGGTGACGTGGACCTATTTCCCTGCACAGGGCGAGTGGCTGCCAGTCTGCGGTTCAACGTGGTCCGACCAAAAACGCTGCCAAAGAAGGTGCAGTTCCCGCTGCGCGGAGCAGATGTCGACAACCTGGCGAAGTCTGTCCTGGATGCGCTACAGAATGTTCAGGTCATTGGTGACGATAAGACTGTCTCTGATCTACAGGTCTGTAAGCGGTTTGTTGAGTCTGGTCATCCCGAAGGTGTCGAGATCGACCTAACCATGTGGTTCGACTAGAAGGAGTACGACCATGACCAAAGGAGCCATGATGGTTCCCGTTGCTGACCCCGATGTCGTCAAGGACATGGTGGAGAAGCATGGAATCTCAGCGGCACTGCTGCCCAAGGTCTCCCGAGACCAACTCCAGGTGGAAGATGCTCGTCTTCTTCGTGAGCAGCGAGATACCCTGGCCTACCAGTGGGCCACGGAGTTTGCCCGCATGGAGCAGGTCAGTCGCACCTGCCTGTACTGCGATTTCGTGGCCAAGACTCGGGTGTCTCTGCGTGCTCACATGAAGCGCCACGGCGCGAAGTGATGCCGTACCGGCCCAACTTGGAAAGTGAAGTACAGGCACCCATCCAAATCCGTGTGCCCTCAAAGATGCTCACTGAGGGCGAGGAGAAGGACTACTGGCGACTAATCGCTGATCACTTCGAGGAACTGGCTCGCACCTGCTTGTTCTGCAACTTCACAGCCAAGCATCGTGGGTCATTGAGACGCCATATCGTAAAGCAGCACAGCCTGAAGTGATCCTCGTTGGCGCTCCCGTCCATGAACGGGGCTGGATTCTCCAAGACTGGTTCGAACACCTCGCTGCCCAAGAGGATTTCCCTCCGGACGGCCTTGAGATCGTCTTCAACTACGGTCCGTCGAACGACAACACCCTGGACCTCATCCAGGAAGAAGCACAGCGTGGGCGCTTCGGCGCTGTCCGATGGCTGACGGATGTACATGGCGGTCACGTGGGGCCACGAATGTGGAACCTGGATCGCTACGCCACGATGGTCAGGCTCAGGAATGACTTGCTGGGTGAGGTCCGTAGGAGAGGTCCTGACTACTACTTGTCCTGCGACACGGACATGCTTTTGCCGCCCCATACCCTCCGAACGTTGTTTCGGAACATAGATGGCTTCAACGGCATCGCGCCGCTTGCGTTTATGACCGATCATGGCGAGGGCTTCCCTAACTGCATGAACATTGACAACCAGACGAGAGATCTGCCCTCAGTAACATCGCAACAGTACGCAGTTTTTGGAGTCGTGCTTATGGACCGACTTCTCTATACGAACGTTGACTACGAGGTTCACGGTATGGGTGAAGATCTGGGTTGGGCGAAGAATGCTTGGGCCAACCACATGAGCCTCGCGCTGTGTCCCGATGTTCGGGTAAAGCACGTCATGTACCCGGCGATGCTTGGAATGTTCGATAATCGAGTCGGTTTTTAGCCGAACATTTAGAAAGAAAAAGGTGGCTCTTCAATAGAGCCACTTTCGTAACATTTGTGGTTCACTGCTGAACATGCCAACAGCGGTAGATGTCGAGAATCCGTACGGTCTGCAACTTTGGACCGTCGTTTCTCCCACGGGGTCTCCTTTCCATCTGCAAACCGAACAGGAAGCGCAGTGGTATGAGCGCCAGCGGGACCAATATCTGACCCACAACCGGTTCACCAACATCAGCGACATGGAGGACCTGGCTCGGTTGCTGACGCTGGAAATCATGGTCTATCGGTGGACCACTTGGTTGACCCAAGGTTTCGACTATCTGGCCGGTCGGGTCAACGAGACCGAACTCAAGAACGCCATCAAGGAATATTCAGTAGAGATTCGACTCGTCAAGGCGAGTCTGGGTATCGACCGTGTAACCCGAGAGCGCGATAAGGGCGAGACGGTCGGTGATTACATTGCCAACTTGCTGGAGCGAGCGAATGAATTTGCCGTTCATCGCAACGAACAGTACGCGCTCTCCGTCACGTTCATTTGGGAACTGATCTCGATGATCGAGACCTACGACCGCTGCGACGAGCAGGAACGTCGAGAACTCGACCTCAGTCCTGAGTCGATCATGGAGTGGGTCCGCACCCGGGTGATGCCTTCCTGGCACGAAATCAACGAATCTTTCCGTGCAGTGCAAACGGTTTGGATCGACGAACTGTGACCACAGTGAAGGAAAAGAAAGCCTCGTACGACATCCTGGCGCTCCAGGAGCAGTATCCCAGCCTCAAGACACTCGCAGCACCACCGTCGAAAGCATGTGAACGTGCATGGGTCGCGGCCTTCACTGAGAAGCCGGAAGCCCTCGAAGCACTCATTTCGGACCTCATCAAGCAGGCGTACGCCACACCTGGACGCATCGGTCAGCGTCCAATGCCCAAAGAAGAAGACGTCAACCTCGATGCTCTTCTTCGCGGTGAGTACGCAGATGACCCGATCCACATCGTTTTGCCGCCACTCATCAAGGTGTCCGAACGTGCCTTTGTCATGAAGTTGCACATGAATCGGCGTACTTACCAGCGCATGCTGTTGGACCCGGATGACCCGATGAAATACCACCCAGACATGGCGATCCTTATCCGAATCGCCGATGCGGTGAAGAAGCCGCCGTCCTTCTTCCTGGAGTACCGGCTTCTGGCGGCACAAGCAGCATTCATTCGACTCATCACAGAACGACCCGGTGTTGCGACGAAGTTGTACCGCGACTGGATCACGACGACGAAGCAGTCACCGTTCGTCAAAAACTGACGGCTATCTGAACAGACGTTCGTCCGATACCTAAGTCATGGCAGTACGCGAAGCACTCACCGAGCAGGAGAAGGCGCTCGTCGCCATCCTCCAGGATGCCTCTGGTATCGACATCGCAGAGTTCATTTGGAAAGACCCGGACGCCAAGAACGCTAAGGGTCGTCGAGACGGTCTCTTCCGTTGCTGGTCTTACCAATATCCGTGGTATCGCAACGACACGAAGAAGCAAATCGACCAGTGTGGTCGAGCCATCGGCAAGTCCGTTGGTATTCAGATGCGTGCTTTCGCCTTCCCGTTCGTCAACCCCGGTCAGGAAATGCTCATCACCGCACCGGAGATGATCCACCTCGACCCGGTGACCAAGAACATTGAAGACCGGCTTTTGGCATCTCGCATCTCTACGGAGATGCTTACCAAGCGCAACAACGCATCGGGTATCACGCACCGTCCGTTCGAAGCCAAGTTCGTCAACGGTGCGAAAATTGTTGGCCGCATCCCGCAGAAAGACGGCAAGGGTGTCAAGGGTATGCACCCTCGCATGCTGGAAATGGACGAGGCTCAGGACTATCCGGCTGCTGGATGGGTGGAACTCACCGAAACCCTGCGGTACGGCGATGAAACTTCCCGGTGGCGTGCACATGGCGTGTCTCGTGGTGTGCGTGACCACTACTACAAGTTGACACAATCTGATGACTGGCACACACATCGCTACACCGCGATGCATCGTCCCGACTGGACTCCGGCTGAGCGTCTTGCCAAGGCTGAGTTCTACGGATCACGTGACCATCCGGACTACCGACGCAACATCCTCGGTCTACACGGTGACGCCCTGTCGGCGTTGTTCGTTCTTCACCGACTGATGGCATGCGTCGACTCTCAGCCGGAGAGTGACTACAACACCAACGAGTACACCCACATCCGGCTGAACGACGAGTTCATTCGGGACATGGGCATGCCCATCGAGTCTCACCTGGACCTGCCGGGTAGCCACAAGAACTACAAGCGGTTCTGGATCGGGATGGACGTCGGTCTGACGAACCACCCATCCGAGATCCTGGTGTTCGCCGAGGAAACCATTCACTCCAAGCAAGACCCAATGAAGATCCGACTCAAGTGCATCACCCGGGTTCACCTGGAGCGCATCAGCGCACCTGAACAAATCAAGGTGATGGAACATCTGGTCGCGTTCTACAAGCCACAAGGGTTCGGCATGGACCGCACCGGTCTTGGTCTGCCGATCTACCAGTACGCCATCGACCCGACCCAGGCGTCGTACGAACTGAACAAAGCGATCAAGGGCTACAACTTCTCGGAGAAGATCCCGGTTGCCTTCGAGGCTCCCGATGAAGATCTCAACGAGTGGGAACAGATGGACGACGACCCGATGGACCGTGCAGTCCTCGGTAACGTCCTGGAGTACTCCTCGGACACGTTGCGTCTTCTTGTCGACCAGGGTCGGTTGCGGCTGCCATGGGACATCGACATGCTGAAGGAGTTCCAGGGTCAGGCGTACTACACGGCCCGGTCCTCCACCAACCCGTACGGCAAGAAGGAGTTCAACAAGGGCAAGTTCCACGCCCTGGACGCTGCTCGCATGGCTGCCCTGGCCTTCATCCAGGCCCCCATTGAGGAGTTGCTCGACAAGAAGAAGCAGCAGGACGACGTGCCGTTGCTCTGGTTGGACGACCCATACATGACCGACCCGGGTTTCGACGGCTTCGGCGACGCCATCGGCTTCTGACGGCGTGGCACCACTAAGAAACGGCTACCCGTTCATATCGTCGGTCTATCTCATTTCGCCTTAGACCGAAGGTAAGAGCACCATGCCAGTACTTAAGTTGGAGCAAGCGCAGGCTAGTCCCGACCAAAACGGCACTAGCCCACAGCCGATGGACCAACTTCGACTCAACGTTGAAGTCCCCGGTCTCGGGACGATCCTCAGTGTTCGGAAAGAGATCGACGACGTACTGGCAGACATGCAGGACTTTCATCGGGCCGAACCTGACATGGTGATGTCTGCCGTAAGTGCTCACGGCGCTCGTCTCACCGAAATCATTGTTCGAATTCAGCGTATCGAGGTCGTTCGGCGTGAATGGAAGCCCGAGCGCGAAGCAGCAGACCGGGTGCTGAGTGAACTGAAATCGCAGTTCCAGATCGCCAGCCGTCAGATCGCCATCCGTCAGATGGACTGGGACATGGTGCGAGGCCAGACGTGACAATCCAGCGATTCTTCCGAGACGTTCCGGCTGACATCGGAGCCGACACCGGTGACGTCGACAACGCCACTCCTGGCACGATTTCTTACGTCAATGAAGCCGGAGTTCCGGAAGAAGTTGCTCAGAAAGCCTTTCGGAACACAGATATTGCGTCAGCCATTGACCAGTGGTCACGCAACCTGAGTGGTCAGTCCTCGGCTGGCTCGCTGTTCTTCCGCAACCGGTACAACCTCACCACCAACATCTACGACCAGATGATGCAGTGCTCCGACGCTGTGGAGTGGGACGAGATCCTGTCGGCTACCTGCGATGCGACCGAGGGTCTGGCCTTCCAGAAGATGTCCTTCGAATGCGTCGATCCCGACCAAGAGGATGTCTGGAACCAGGTTGCTGCTGACCTGGATATGGACAGCCGTCTGCGTGAGATCTGGCGTGAGTTGTTCAAGGTCAGTCAGGTCTACGTGGCCATCGACTGGATCGAGAAGATCTACAAGGTCCGGACCAAAGCGTTCCCGGACATGCACCCAGACGACACTGAGAACCTCACGGTTCCCCATCCTGGCGCTGAAGACCTGCACCCCACGGGCATCCCGAACCCCGGACCCAAGAAGCGCGCTCGTCGCAAGCAGTTCGCGCTGATCGTCCCAGGGAAACTGTCGATCCTCGACCCAACGAAGGTCTTGCCGGTTGGACAGTTGATGTTCGGTCGTGAGCGGTTCGCCTACATCGCGTCTCTCCAGGAGCATGAGGCGTTCATGGAGGTCTTCCAGGGTCGTGGCCAAGACCCGTTGGTCCTCAAGATGTTCGAGGGTCCGTATCAACCGACCCCAGCAGAACTGGGCCAATTGTCTGAGGCGCATCGCGGACCCACCAACAAGGTCTACCTGTGGTTGTTCAAGAAGGATGCGGTTTTCCGTCACACACTGTCACGGGCTCATTACGAGCGGTTTGCTTCCATTCGCCTGAAGTCGCTATTGCCAGTCCTGGACATGAAGTCCCACCTGCGGTCATCCGACCGTGCGGCATTGATTGGCTCGACCAACTTCATCGTTGTGCTCAAGCGTGGTTCAGAGAAGTACCCGGCTCGGCCTCACGAGGTTGAGCAACTGCGTGAGCAGGCTCGTGTGGTGGCCCGGATGCCGATTCTCGTTGGTGACCACCGGCTTGAGGTCGAGATCATCACGCCGAAGACCGACTTCGTGTTGGACGAGAAGCGGTACGACACGCTGGACCAGCGCATCATCATGCGTTCTCTTCAGACGTTCACTTTGACCAGCCGAGGCAGTCAAGGCAACGCTGAGCAGTACCACAACGACGTCATTGCTCGTGGCATCGAGGCTCGTCGGCACGAGATTTCTCGCACCATTGAAGAGTGCATTCTCAAGGCCACGGTGGACCGTAACCCCACTGCGTTGACCGAGACGCCGAGCCTGTCTTACCACCCGAAGCGTGTCGTGATCAGCATGAACGCGGACGTGATCAATGCGGTCATCAAGTTGCGTGCCCAGGGCGACATTTCTCGGGAAACGCAACTGGAGGAGTTCAACTTCGACCAGGAAATCGAGTACATCCGGCGTCGACGCGAGAAGGCCGTCGACCCGACGTTCAAGTCCTCGGTGCCGTTCTCCTCGCCGGAGTCGAACCCCTTCCAGACCGGTCAGCAGGGTGGTCGTCCGGCTGGTGGTGGCGGGCCAGATGGCTTGAACCGCGACCCGTCAGGCACTCAGCCACCCTCGTCAGGGGTCTAATTCTCCAATTCGACGACCGTCTGAACCGATACACCGTGCATGGCCTTCGAGTGTTCTGAATGCGACCGGTCATTTGTCGAGGATTACCTGCTCGCCAACCACGAAGTAGTTGTTCACGGTGATGATCTTGCTGTTCATCGTGCCGAGGGACAGGTAGTCGCTGGCGAAAGTCAGTCATCAATTGCCGCTCGCGCTGCGGCGGCACGTGGTGAGCGCGCCGACTCGATGTTCGTCAAAGACGTAACCATCCCCCACGACGAGGACAAGCAGGTGTCGGACAAGTTGGCTGGCGTCAAGCAGACAGACCGCCCTCAGGACATTGCCGCTGAAGACAGCCCTAAGGGTCAGCAGTACCTCATGCAGGCGTGGCAAGCCATTGCTCTGTATATGGCGAACTGCGACGACGAGAACCAGTCGGCTGCTCTCCAGGTGCTGAAAGCCATCAGCAACTTGATGTCGAACAACGACGAGCCCAACCAGCCTCAGCCCATCGGAGCGTTCGGGACTACTTCTTATGCCGCCCTGGATATGGCGTGCCAGCGCACTTTCCCGACTGAGCAGGGCTTCATCAACCACGTGAAGCAGGTTCACGGCAAGAAGGAGAACGTCTGATGGTCGCTCCAGGAGAGACCCTGGAAGGGAGCATTCCCGTCCCCAGTACGTATCCAAATCCGTTGGCCAACAACGTGAACATGCAGCCGATGGGCTGGTCACGTGGTGAAGGAGCGGTGTCTGCGCAGAATGCCCCGGTCAACCTCGGTCTCGGTGGAGGCGGCGGTGGCGGTGGTGGTGGAAGTGTTGGCATTGGCCTGCCAACCGGGCTGACGTTCGCGTTCTTCGGCGGGGTGCCCTACGAGGGCTCCGGGCCACACAACCCGGTCGCTTATCTGGTCGGTGCGGACTTCGACTTGGGGCAGTTCCCCGAGAATGTGGCAGTCGCCCAGGAAAACGAC